CTGCCGTGGATATGTGCAGAGAATGAAAAAGAGTCGCTAGAGTTTGTAGCTAATTGTAAGGCTGATATACTAGGCGGACACCTAGAGCTTACTGGCTTTGAGATGATGCGCGGCTTAGAGAATAAACATGGTATGAGTCCGGCACTATTCAAACGATTCGAAATGGTCCTTTCTGGACACTTTCACGTCAAATCCCAACAAGATAATATTACATATCTTGGTTCACAAATGGAGTTCTTCTGGAGCGATGCGCATGATAAAAAATACTTTCATATATTGGATACGGAGACACGAACTCTCACTCCTGTCCGCAATCCTCATACTCTGTTCCATCGCATCCGCTATGACGACTCTAATTATGATTACCTAGATTATGATGTAAAGCAGCTTGAGGGTAAGTTCGTAAAAATAGTTGTAGAAAATAAAGAAAATCAGTTTACATTTGACCGATTTGTTGATAGAATACAGAGTGTAAAGATTCATGAACTAAAGATCCAAGAAAAGTTCAGCGAATTTATTGGTGAAAATATTGAGGATGAAAACATATCTTTAGAGGATACGTCATCACTTATGAACAGCTACGTCGACACTGTTGAGACTGAATTGGATAAGGATCGTATTAAGAAAGATATGAATAACCTAATGATTGAGGCGCAGTCGCTAGAAATTGCATGATTATATTTAGAAACATTCGCTTCCGTAACTTTTTGTCTACGGGTAATAACTGGACTGAAATTGATTTCGATAAGTTTAAGACCACTCTTGTAGTAGGACATAACGGATCAGGTAAATCAACTATGCTGGATGCATTAGCGTTCGCACTGTTCGGTAAGCCTCATAGAAACATTAATAAGCCCCAGCTTGTTAATACCATTAATAATAAAGATTGCATGGTCGAAGTAAAGTTCGATGTTGCCGGATCTTCCTATAAGATCGTTCGTGGTATTAAGCCACAGAAGTTCGAAATATGGAAAGATGACCAGCTTCTGAATCAGTCGTCACATGCTAAAGAGTACCAGAGGATCCTCGAACAAAACATCCTAAAGCTAAACCACAAAAGCTTTCACCAGATTGTTGTGCTCGGATCATCCTCCTTTGTTCCTTTCATGCAGCTCCCTGCACAACACCGGCGGGATGTTATCGAGGATCTTCTGGACATTAATATATTCTCTAAAATGAATCAGATCCTAAAGGAAAAGAATTCATTAATAAAAGAGGAACTTCGTCAATTAGACTATGACTTGGAACTGAAGAAGGAAAAGATAGAGCTGCAGTCCAAGTATATCAAGGAGGTGCAAGCATTAAGCGATGACCAGATTGAAGAAAAAGAAAACGAAATCTTCCTTGCCGAGGACTCAATTACAAACCTACAGCAAGAGAATGCCACTACATCGGATGAAATCGAAAAGCTCTCCGAGGGGCTTGAAGAAGGTCTCAAAAAGAACAACGATAAGAAGCAGACACTCCTCCACTATGGAGCAGAGTTTAATCAGAAAATCAAGGCACTCGTCCGTGACTCGAAGTTTTACGAGGAAAATGATACGTGCCCCACATGTTCCCAAGATATTAACGAGGATTTACGATCGGAGAAACTCTCCTCCGCCAAAACTAAAGCATCCGAGATACAGAAAGCTTTGGACGATGTCGCTGAGCAGTCGGCTACTGTGGAATCAGCTCTTGAACGGCTCAACAATGCCTCAAATGATATCCGAACCAAAACCGCACTTATATCTGGCAATAATCGAGAGATCGTACGGTTGCAAGGACAGATTAAAGTTCTCGGCGATGCCATATCAAAGATACGCGGCAATGATGGTGATGTAGCCAAAGCCAGTGCAGACCTAGATAATTTAAAGCAAGAAAAATCGGATTTATTTGAAAATAGGATGTACATCAACGAAACTTTGTCGTATAATACAGTTATATTAGAAATGTTAAAGGACACTGGTATTAAGACAAAAATCATTAAGCAGTACTTACCTGTGATTAACCAGCTCATAAATCGCTACTTACAAATACTAGATTTCTTTATTCATTTTAACTTAGATGAATCATTCTCCGAGACTATTAGGTCGCGCCACCGTGATTCATTCTCATACGATTCTTTCTCTGAGGGTGAAAAGCAGAGGATCGACCTATCCCTTTTATTTACTTGGAGACAGATAGCTAAGATGAAAAACTCGGTATCGACTAACCTGTTGATACTGGATGAAACGTTTGATTCGTCATTGGACTATGAGGGCATAGACAATCTAATGAAGATCGTACACACGCTGGATGATGATACAAACGTATTCATCATCAGCCACAAGGGTGAAATGCTGGACGGTAAATTTGCCAACCGTTTGGAGTTTACAAAAGAGAAAAACTTTAGTAGGATTAAATAATGGAAATAAGTGCTGAAACAATTAAGGTGCTATCAAACTTTTCCCAGATCAATGGTAACATTGTTATTAAGCCTGGGAATAAGATCACTACCATGTCTGAGGCCAGAAACGTTTTGGCAGAAGCGGTAGTACCTGAACAATTTGATACACAAGTCGGTATCTACGACCTGTCAGAGTTCTTGCGGGTCATTAACTTAGTAGATACACCTAATGTAATGTTTAAAGAAAAGTTTATGAACATTGGTGGTAATGCTGGTCGGGCAATGGTTACATATTATTATTCTGATCCAGAAATGCTGACAACCCCTCAAAAATCTATTGTGTTACCAAGTGAAGACGTTTGGTTCGATTTACCGCAACAAACACTTTCTGCTTTGAAGCAATCAGCTTCAGCATTTGGTCACAATCATATGATTATTGAACCCGATGGTGATGTTATTAAGATCTCCGTTGTAGATCTTGAAAACCCAACTTCTAATAGTTATTCTATATTAGTCGATGGAAATTATAAGGAGAATTTTAAATTCATTATAAATATCAGCAACCTGAAGATGATCAATGGTGATTATCAGGTTAAAATTTCAAAACAACTTATCTCTGAGTTTACCAGTAAAGATGGAAATCTAAAATACTGGGTAGCTTTGGAAAAGTCATCAAAATATGGAGAATAAAATGAGTGATGATAAACAACTGGATCTAGAATCGCACGCACCAGTATATGACTTAGCAAACCGTGTGTGTCGTTCATCAGTTGCTGTGGTTGATACTATGGTTCAGCGTGGCGCAGTAAAAGGCGAGGAGCTTTCCACGCTTGGCCAACTTCGTGATCAATGTGTGCAGCTTATTCAAATGTGTGAAACTTTTCAACAGGATTTAGCAGCAACACAAGAATAAATTAGGATATTATATTATTATGAGCAAAGATTTTCTTTGGTGTGAAAAGTACAGACCGAAAACAATATCCGAAACAATCCTTCCAGAAGACCTAAAAAGCACATTCCAAAAAATGGTCGATACCGGAGAACTTCAGAATATGATTTTCTCTGGTACTCCCGGTCTTGGTAAAACTACAATTGCCAAGGCCATGTGTAATGAATTGGGGTTGGACTACATTCTGATTAATGGGTCGGAAGAGGGTAACATCGATACATTGCGTGGTAAGATTAAACAGTTTGCCAGCACTGTATCTTTACAAGGTGGGTATAAGGTAGTTATTCTTGATGAGGCTGACTACCTTAATCCGCAATCTACGCAGCCAGCCCTGCGTGGGTTTATCGAAGAGTTTTCCGACAATTGTCGGTTTATTCTAACGTGTAACTTTAAGAATCGTATTATTGGGCCATTACACTCTCGCTGCGGTGTATATGAATTCAACACGTCCAAAAAGATTCTAGCAGATTTAGCAGCGAAATTCTACAAAAAATTCATAAGTATACTTGAACAGGAAGGTACATCATACGATCAGAAAGTAGCCGCTGATCTTATCATGAAACATGCACCAGATTGGAGGCGAGTATTAAATGAAGCACAACGATTATCTATTGCCAATTCTAACATTGGCTCTGTTGGGTCAAATAGTGGCGCTGATAACTTTATCGATCTAGCCAAACTATTAAAGACTAAAGACTTTAAAGGTATGCGGAAATGGGTTACGAATAATATGGATGTTGACACGTCTGTAATATTTCGTAACCTTTATGACACTTCTTATGAGTTGGTAGAAAGTAAAAGCATTCCTCAACTGATATTAATTTTAGCAGATTATCAATATAAAGACGCTTTTGTAGCTGATAAAGAGCTAAATACAGTTGCATGCTTAACTGAAATTATGGCACAGGTGAACTACAAATGAGATTAGCAATTGGTCTAGTAATATTATGGTTATTAGCATATGATGATGCTGCATTGTTTAAGGTTTTGCATGGATTTCTTTTAAACGTTTTAACTTAGAGGAACAACATGCTAGTAACACTTTATACCCAACCGTTATGTCCATTTTGTGACTTAATGAAATCCATGTTAGATGAAGCAGGTATAAAGTATAAAGTAACTGATATTAAATCAAGCAAAACAGCATTAGAATTTATTCGGAATGAAGGACACAGGACTGTTCCACAACTGTACCTAGGTGAAGTACATTTAAACAAAAAACCGGACACTCGTGACTATACGCCAAATGAATTATATAATATAGTAAACGCTGCCAGATCCGAAGCATGGAATTGGCAAGATAGTGGAATAGAAAACTTTTAATGAACCCTTTTAATTATTTAAATAGCATTAATGTAACCAAACAAGATATAATGGAGGACGACGTTGCTGAAAACGGGTATAACAGTTTTCTTATTAATCGCAGCCTTTCTTATTTCAGGGATACTGTTGTTCTTACTAATGTCGTGAACCAGTACCACCACCTAGATAAAAAACTTCAATATCATTTTCTCATAAATACCATTAGAAAGCGTAAACGATTTTCGAAATGGAATAAACCAGAAACTGAGAGTGATATTGAGGTGGTTAAAGAATATTATGGATATAGTAATGAAAAAGCCAAACAAGCCCTCCCCCTCTTATCACCTGAACAAATAACTATAATAAAACAGAAGGTGAATAAAGGTGGAACAAGATAATTTTATTCAATGGGCTCCGACGGATATGTTGGAAGTAACCTTAAACGAACCAGATGACTTTCTAAAAGTACGAGAAACATTAACACG